TAGTAAATGAAAAGTATGCTGAAGGAGCAAAGAAAAAACTTAATGGTAATAACAGAGACGCAGAAGTTATAAGCACAGAAAATAATGTTATCAGAGTGGACTTTAATCCAAAGAAGGAGCGACACTAACATGCCTACTTTAATGAGATATAACGATGAGTTGCCTAGTGATGTAGAGCGGCAGGATGACGTAAACAATCCACAACATTACAATGCTAATGGACTTGAAACCATTGACTTGATTAAGCAGTCTATGTCAGAGGAAGAGTTCAAAGGTTATCTTAAGGGAAATATACTTAAGTATGTTAGTCGGTATCGCCATAAGCACACCGAAGAGCCAAAGAAGGATTTGCTAAAGGCAGAGTGGTACTTGAATAGGCTATTGAAAGAGTGGTAAAATGATTATAAAAGTTCTGATGACATTGAGTATTGACACCGAAGAATACCCCATGCCTGTTGATGGATACGTGTCTGATGAAGTTGAAGATTCTTTACGTGAACATTTCTACGATGTAGATGGCATGGTGGTTAATAAAATTAATGTTATACAGGAAGGAATAGATAAATGAGTAACGTACTACCCACAAGCTATCAAAATTTCATTGCTATGTCACGATATGCAAGGTGGAATGAGGAGGAAAACAGACGAGAAACGTGGGTAGAAACCGTGTGTAGGTACTTTGACTATATGGAAAGTATGCTGGCAAAGAAGCACTCCTACAAGTTGTCAAAGGAATTACGAACTGAGCTTGAGCAAGCGGTTATAGGACTTGAGATCATGCCTAGCATGAGGGCTGTGATGACAGCAGGACCAGCCTTAGATCGTTGCAATGTGGGTGCGTACAACTGTTCATATCTTCCTATAGATAATCCTCGTGCCTTTGACGAAGCCATGTATGTTCTAATGAATGGCACGGGCGTAGGGTTTAGTGTAGAACGAGATCATGTAGAAAAGTTACCTGTTGTAAGTGAAACATTTCATCGCAGCAATACCATGATAGTTGTAGATGATAGCCGCATAGGGTGGGTAAAGTCTTTGCGTGAAATGATTGCCTGTCTGTATGCAGGACAGATACCTAAGTGGGATGTATCACAAGTTCGCCCTGCTGGAGCTAGGCTTAAGACATTTGGAGGTAGAGCATCAGGGCCACAGCCACTTGAGGACTTGTTTCTTTTCTGTATCGCAAAGTTTATGGGCGCTGTTGGGCGCAAGCTATACCCCATAGAATGCCATGATATTATGTGTAAGATTGGAGATGTGGTTGTTGGCGGTGGTGTGCGCCGAAGCGCATTGATTTCTCTGTCTAATTTAGGTGATGATCAGATGCGTCATGCTAAGTCAGGAGATTGGTGGGAATATGAGGGTCAGAGAAGTCTAGCGAATAACAGTGTAAGTTACAGAGGCACACCAGAAATGGGTACGTTTATGCGTGAATGGCTTTCGTTATATGAAAGTAAATCGGGTGAGCGTGGTATCTTTAACAGAGCAGCAGCTAACACACAGGTAGCAAAAACAAAACGTCGAGAGGAAGGATATGTGTGGGGTACAAATCCCTGCTCAGAAATTATTCTGCGCCCCTATCAATTCTGTAATCTATCAGAGGTGGTGGTACGGCCTACCGATACCACTCAGTCTTTAAATAAAAAGGTGAAACAGGCCACCATATTGGGTACGTTTCAATCCTGCCTTACAAACTTTAAATACTTACGGGCTATTTGGAAACGTAACACAGAGGAAGAAAGGTTATTGGGAGTTAGTCTAACGGGCATCATGGATAACCCTCTTCTGTTTGCTAAAGATGGTTTAGCTGGAGTGTTGGAAGACCTAAAGAAACAAGCTGTGTACACTAACAAGGCGTTGGCAAAGCAGTTGGGCATTCCTGTTTCTGCCGCCATAACATGTGTCAAGCCTAGCGGTACAGTGTCGCAACTAGTGGACAGTGCAAGCGGCATACACTCACGGCACAGCCCGTATTACATACGTACAGTACGTGCCGATAATAAAGACCCCATGACACAGTTTATGATTGATAGCGGTGTTCCAGCAGAACCGGATGTAGGTAAGCCGGAAAGCACTACAGTGTTTAGCTTTCCTTTTGCCTCACCTGAAGATGCTGTTAGTCGTGACGATAGAACAGCTATAGAGCAGTTAGAACTATGGCTTATCTATCAGAGACATTGGTGTGAACACAAGCCTAGTATTACCGTGACTGTTCGAGAGAACGAATGGTTAGAGGTAGGAGCATGGGTGTATAAACACTTTGATGAGATATCGGGAATAAGTTTTTTACCTTTTGATGAGCACATATATCAGCAAGCGCCCTATCAAGACTGTGATAAAAAAGAATATCTTGACTTGAAAAAGAAAATGCCCAATACTATAGATTGGGAGCGCCTTGCAGAGTATGAGAAGGAGGACACTACTACAGGAGCACAGGACTTAGCTTGCAGCGCAGGTGTCTGTGAAGTAGTGGATATACAGGCAGCATAGGAGTATTCATAATGCAGGAAGTAGAAATAACGCTTGACATGATAGACAAAGCCCGTGCCAAATCCACAGAGATGGGAGTGCTTAAGAACTCTATAATTCGTGGCAATGGAAACATAGCGGGGTTTGTTGGAGAGCAGATAGCCTTGCAATGTTTGGGAGGTGAGTGGCAGAACACTTATGAATACGATATACTTATGCCAAACGGTAAGCGTATAGATGTCAAGACAAAACAAACATCTGTTGCTCCTTTACCGGAGTACGATTGCAGCATTGCAAAGTTTAACACGAAACAGAACTGTGATTCTTATGCTTTTGTACGGGTCAAGAAAGACTTGACAATCGGCTGGTACTTAGGTACAATTGCCAAAGCTAAATTCTTTGACAAGGCACGATTTATGAAAAGGGGCACTGTTGATCCAAGTAACAACTACAAAGTTCAAGCAGATTGTTATAACCTAAAGATTAAGGACTTAGAAAATGGCACGTAGCAAACGATACTATGAGAAGTACTCTGTTCCTCCGCTTAAGTTACAGTTTGAGCGTGGTTATAAAGCATTTAAGGAAAAGAAACAGTGGGTAAAGAAACTTAGTTCGGGTGCTACCGTTATTACTACGTCTAATCCATACCCACACTACACCATGCAAGCAAAAGAGTGGCAGCGTGGATATGATAAAGCATACTTTGAGAGATTAAATGGACTTAGAACAAGAGGCTAGAAAATTTATGGAAAACAAAGGAAGCAGCTTGACATTTGATGATTATCAAAAGGAAGCAAAGAAGACGGCCATCTATCCTAAGAGTGTTGGTGTTATGTATCCAGCATTAGGATTGACAGGTGAGGCAGGAGAGGTTGCAAACAAAGTTAAAAAGATCGTGCGAGATGGTTATGCAAACTCACCTGCTGATTGGAGAGAACAAGTGTCGCACGAATTAGGAGATGTACTGTGGTATTGTGCTGCACTCGCATCCGACTTAGGATTATCATTAGGAAGAATAGCTAAAGAAAATGCAAACAAACTATCTGGAAGAAAACAAAGAGGAACTCTTGGAGGATCAGGAGACAACCGTTAAAAAAATAACGCCGTATAAGGATGTAAGCTGGTACATTAAATGGTGTGCCAGCTTTCTTCTTATCGGCGCTGCAATTATAAGAGCAGCAGAGGTGCTGCACTTTATGGATGTGTTACTTAGCTGTATGGGTACAGCTATGTGGGGCTACGTAGGATACATATGGCATGACAGGGCGTTGATACTGATCAACACCGTAGCCTGTGCTATACTGTCAGTGGGATTAGTACGTATGCTTATTTAACGTTTGGATTTACTTAATGCTTTACTCATAATTACAGCCTCAGTCCAAATTCCTATTGCCTCTGCTGGTTCAGCCAGCCTTGCTTTTTTCTCAAATGTCATTCCATACCTAGATAGTGCATACTCATTACCTATCTTTCTATCATTAGCAGATAGATTTCTCCAATCCGCTTCTTTAACATATGGGCCTTGATCTGTACCCATTAATTTTCCTTTTGCAATAATACGAGCAATAGTAACTACTCCAGAACTAGGGTCTTTAAGTGTATTCAATACTCGTTCTTTTTTTCCTGCTTGTGTGTCCTGTATGTATCTCTCACTATTAATAAGAGAAGTCATTACTCTAGGCAGCAATTCTCCTATCTCTCCTTGAACAGCAGTATCTAACTGACCAATTCCTGTCGGTTGATATATGTTAATGTTCTCTATATTTAAAACCTTAAGTTCTTCTTCATAATCTTTTGGCGTTTGAACTTTTGTTAATCCAAAAAATTGTTTTAGCATAGCTCCCTGTCTGTATATATTTCCTGAACGTGTCGGTGTTCTACGT